AAGAATGTAGTAATAGCTCTTGGATTAACACGTTGAGTTACAAGCTCTGGGTGCATCAACATAAAGTTGATACATCTGCCATCAACACCTGCAGTCTCAGCCCACTTAGCCCATACAGGTGCATCATACTTCATCTCAACAGAAATAAATCTGGTCTTCTGAGCTACGTCAAGACTAGTAACATTATAGTCACCATTGTCTGGATTTGAAGTTAAGATAACATGCCAGTTCTTAGGAAGCTTCCATGATACATACTCTTGACGGTCAAGAATCTCCATAGTAGCCTGCATAAATCTGTGGTCAGCACGAGTATAGTCATCCAAGATTAGGAAACCACCCTCACCCTTACCCTGAATCCACTCAGGAGCAGCATGGGACATTCTTTTATCAGCTACTGTATAGCCAGCTTTAAGAGCACCACTTACTTGAGCTTCAGTAATCCATCTTTGTTTACCCTCTTGGTTTCTAACAAGAAATTCTTTAACAGGAAAACCAACAAGGTCACCTAACTCCTCAATCTGAGATAGATTAAGTTTTACAACATCCATTCCTAACTCTTTACCCAATTGTAAAATAGTTGAAGTCTTACCAAGACCAGCATCACCCTCAATATTAACAGCTACAGGAACTTTACCCTGAGCTTGGATGTGCTGATTATTCTTTACCATGTGGTTGATAAAACCTTTCAACTCTTCTGCATTCAATTGTACTGTGTTCATAATGTTTGTTTTTTATAATTCTAATTTAATCACTTGACCTGGTAGGTCTTCATTCATGCCTGATCTTTCTGACAAAACCCATAAGACTTTACTCTTTGGTTTTACAGATGTATAACATTCACCATCAGTAAAATATACCAAGCTTGTATATTTCTTTAGGTTTGCATTGTAATAATCTAGGACGGGATCAAATTCAGTCCCACCTCTTCCCAATACACTGATTTCATTTTTGCCTCTATAAGGCTCAATAGATCTGATAGAAGTATCACACTGTACCACAGTAATATCTACTCCTGCCTTGTGAATATGATGAATCTCATTCATAAACTCAGTAAGCTCATCATTACTAACTGAACCTGAGGTATCAATAGCAAGTAACATGTGCTGACGCATCTTAATCTTCAGACCTGGATTATCTTCATATCTACGGTTCTCTTTTCTTCTAATCTTCTTAGTAAATACCTTAGTACTTACTCCTGTAAATCTTCTGAGATAACCTTTCCAATCAAATTTAGGTGCAGTAAACTCCTCAACCACAATTAGACCTTCAATTTCACCTGGTACATTACCACGTTTCTTTACAGTCTGTTCTTTTGCATCTTGAAGGATCTTCTGAACCTGCTTTTCAATTAGTTTTTTCTCAGCATCAGGCATGTCCTCAAACTCTTCCCATGTAGAATGATCTGGTATGTCTCCATTTGCTATATCATCAAGCAATTTGTCCATTCCTTGATTACCTGTAGTACCTTGTTTATCCTTCTCATCTTGAAGACGGAGAAGCTGGTCATAGTAATATCTACAACCAGCCTTTTTATCCAGTTTAAGATCTTCATAATCCTCAATTCTGATACCTCCTTCTGGCAGCCAAGAGTCTTCAATATACTGATTAATTTCCATATCCATGGCAACATTTGCAAGCTTTTTGTTACTAAAAGAACTAAAACTTACAAGGTGACCAAATGCAATATGGAGTAATTCATGTTTCAGTAAGCCCATTTTATGATCATCACTTAGACCCATCCAGAATTCCTCATTGATGGCTAATTGATAATTAATATTCTGTTTGCTTACTCCTGCAGTTGGGAGATCTTTTCTCCAAACTTTATTCAACATAATGAGAAAGAACCCGTAATAGGGCTCTTTCAACATTAAATCTTTACTTATTTTACTAAGACTCTGTGCTTTGTCCATCATCTCTTATTTTTACATTGATGTCTACTTTGTCCATTGGATACCCTATGCTTCCTAACATACTGGTCAAATCCCGGATGAAAAATTCCAGGAACGTTTCTATTACATGCTTGGCTGCTTTATTATTAGTAATAATACCAAGCACACGTGCAGATGATAATGCTATGGCTTCATCACCAATTACATCAGCAATTCTCTGTGCAGTTTTTGGAACTTCTTTCTTCCATTGTCCAAATGGTTGTCCCGAAAATTTATACAATAATACTAGCTCATTGTTATCAAGTGTACTGTTCTCAATTGCATGAAATGCAACTATGTGGTTATCAGCATCACTTGACTGAAACATGTTAATCAGATTTTTTAATTCATCTCTTGTCATTAGTCTTCAATTTTTAAGGTTTTAATTGCCCATTCTTTTAATTCACCAGATGCAATCATATCTAACCATTCTTTAGCTGAAGGAATGTAATTGTTACAGTCTTCTTTTACATGTTGTTCACCAACATATCTTATATACACTCTTTTACCTTCAGAATTATACATGTGATCTCCAAAGACTTGTTCACATTCAAATATACCTTCACTGTGGTGACGGAATATTCTATGTTTACTATGTCCTATCCATGCTTTAGTTTCATCAAACCAATTATGAATCTTAATATAATCTTCTGGAATACCCCCAAACTTTCTAGCTGATGATACAGCATGTTGATACGGATGTGCCATGTTACAAAGTTTTGTCTACTAGTGCACCTTCATGAATGTAAGTTTCTGTTTGAGTATATCTAACATCATTAATGATTTTATACTTACCAGAAGCAACTATGATACATACTGATCCTGAACCTCCATCATTGTTCCACCAATCTTCAATATCATTGAGTAATTTCTCCTCAACAAAATGTTCAATATCAGAAGCAAGACCAGAATCAAGATCTTCTAATTTCATTGCTTCAGTACCCCATATATACAATTCATCAATAAGATCAAATGCAGATTCTTCATCTTCATGTAATTTTTGTATAGTATAAACTACACCTTCAATCGCACCAGAGTCTCCTCCACCTTCATATTGTACCTTAATACCGGTTACTCCCAAGTCAGCTAATCTGACAAGGGTTCCAATCATATCCATTTCTTTCATACTATTTGATTTTGTAAAACCTGCCAAGGATATTGGCATTTAGATATTCTTCTTTCTCAAGCACTTCTCTTACAAATTGTGATTTAGTCTCATGATATGTCAGCTCTGTCTTTGAGAAACATATCCTAACCATAAATCTCTTTATAGGAATTCCTGCTTTATGTGCATTCTGTAGCACTGCATTACTGCTGTAATAATTTTGATAGTTAGTTTTACTAACAAGAGTGTATTTAGATGCTCTTTTATCTGTCATTGCAGCAATAGCTTTCTTTCCCAGTCTTTTCTTAACTGTAGAATGAAAATTCTTCTTGCCAATATAACGGACTGCTTTACCATCAATGATTGCTTCCATTTCATAAATGAAACCTACAGCACCATCTGGAATTTTGCTGTCACTAAATACTTCACCTTTATATAACCAACTCATACTATCTGTTTTAGTAAAGATAATAACTTATCTCTCACAGGTTCAATACCATGATCTTTGACAGAGTCTGATAAATCCTTAGACATCTCAAGTATTACATGCGGAATATTATACTTATCCTGATATCTCTGAGCAGCTTTCATACCGGGCTCATCATTATCAAACAGTACAATAATCTTAGAATACTTTTCTCTAAGTTTATTTATAACAGATTCTCCAATCATTGTATTCTCACTGTCTGGAGCAATACATTCTATATTACCAATACCTAGTTTCTTAAAAGACAAAAGGTCTTTAAGTGAAGAAACAATCAGTAGATACTTGGAATCATATTGCAGTTGATCCATACCTTGTGTGTAGTTCTGGATCTTAATGAACTTTTTCTCAGGAATCTTTGGCATATAAATCTTATAGAGCTCACCATCATTACGGAAATAACCATAAACATAGGGCCTAGAAAATCTATAGCTTGTTACAGAATCATCAATCTCAGTCTTAGACATTGTAAAAAATTCCAATGGAACTACATTATACTGACTTAAGATACTAGAACTAATTTTAAATTGTGTCCAGTATTTCTGATCAAGTGTGTTCCAGTGTCTCATTTCAAAATCTACAACCTTAAACTTATCATGAAACTGTATAGGACCCCTTACTGCAGGTGCATTGTGTTTTAAATACTCCTGATAATCGGTAATTATCCGGTTAGTGGCCTTAAATCTAGCATCATAGTTAAATAGATACCTAACAAGTTCTACTTGGTCACCTTGAAATCCTGAAGAAAAATCTTTGAACTTATACTTACCACCGTCCTGATAGATAAACATACTTGGCACCTTATCTCTAACATTAAATGCAGAGAGCATCTTAATATTCTGTCCGGTAAGCTTTTCTCTTAAGTTCAGATAATACTCAAATACCCATTCTCTGGGTACTTCCTCCAAATCAGATATTAAATTCTTTGTTGAAATCATAACCAATAAAAATATAAAGGGGGAGTCCCTGATTTAGTCTAAAAATCTCTGTTATACAATAATTAATACTAACCTCCCCCTTTAATGAGTGAATGGTTAGTCTAGACTGAAATCAGATGATGTCTTAGGTTTTTCAAATACATCTTCATCATCCCCAAAGGATTTAACTTCTTTAACTTCTAGTTTCTTAACATGCTTAGTCTCGTCAAATCTAATTACAGAACCAGATTCTTCTTCACCAAATGCATATTTCTTACCTTCAGCTTTTGGTAACCATAAGTCATAGTTTGTATAACCTGTTTTACCTTCATACTCCTTACCAGCTACACAGAACTCAAGATACTTTTCTCTAAAGTCTGCAGTCTTGTTAAATGCTTTAACAAAGTCTTCAATAGTATCATGCTGGCCATCTTGCTCAAGAAACCAAGAATCAAGTTGTAGAGTATGAGCCAAAGTTCTCAAGAAAATCAAGATAGATCTATCTCTCTGAATTTTAACTCCAGATTTAGTTTCACCATCTGCAAATGCATATTGACTTGCTTTAATCCTACCAATCTGACCCTGATATCTTCCTTTGCTCTCATCTTCTTTGTCAACTAGGAAACCCTCAAAACCCTCAATAGGTGCAGTCTCCACATGTAACATAAGATGAAATGCACCGGGAATGAACTTGAAATCCTCAAGCTCAATATTATTAATCTTTAGTACATGATTACCTGGTGTAATTGTTTTTGCTAGTCCTGAGCCTTCTTTGCCCAAATCAGTTGTGCTTAATGCCATTTTTCTTAAAATTAAATTGTTAAATAAAAACTTTGTCCCAGTGAAACTCTAATTCACCAGATTCATTCATCTCTGTTACCACTATTTCCTCATTTCTCAGGTGCTCAGGTCTTGCACCGCAAGTAACCTCTTCACTTGTTTTAAATGATAAAATAGTTTTGTTACCCTTTCTATACATGTAGCCAATTGCATCTGCATTAGCACAGATGAGAGACTTAATCTTACCTGTCAAATCTATATTTGCTGCAAGAACCATCTCTCCCTTATCATCCACCTGTTTGTCTTTAATATGACCAGATAAAATAATATGGGGGGCTAATGTATCAATAAAATCTAAAACCTGAAAGAAAGCTTGTCTTAAATATAAATATCCAGCACCATTAGGCAAGGATAAGACATTATCTCCATCATAGCTTTTACCCATGCTTGTAGCACGGTATAGTTTGATAGCTAACGGCATAACCATATCTTCTAATGCAGTTACAGTATCTATTGTAACATACTTGTATGGCTTACCTGCTTCTTTGATTGCTTTTCCTGCTTCAAGCAACTCTTGTAAAGAAGTAATCTTTACTTTGAGTGCTTCTACATAATCAGCACCATTTTCTAAATCAATTAATAAATTGTTTTCAAGACCAGCAAATGCTGTGGTCTTTCCAGTTTTCGGCTTAGAATAGATAATCAATCTCTTGGGATTGACTCTCTCAGCCTTGACCTTTTTAGTTGGAAGTACTATACTCATGATCCTAATTTTACTGCTAGTTTTTGAAAATCTGCTGCAATTCTTAAGAGAATATCTGAAGTGGTTTCTAATTCCTCTTTAACTTCTTTAAGTTTTGGAATAAACTCATCTTCAAAATCTGGAAATACAGATAAGCTCTGTTGTTCCTTAGGAGCTTCTGCTTTTCTCTTCTCATACAAGTTGTAAGTAATCTCAGAACCATCAGGCATTAAGACCATCAACTCAGACAATGGAATCGTATAAGCAAAATAGTTATCACCATTAAGATTAGTACCCTCTTTTACATCATACTCTTCAGCATAGTAGGGGTTGGCTTTACACTTAAACAGAGCTCTGTCAGCATATGCCGGTTCAATACCCTGTTCTTTACCAGATTCATCTCTGATAATGTCAATAAACTCAATATAGATGTCTTCACCCCTCTTGAGTTCACTTTCAAATAGCTGTACTTGT